GTAGTCCGTGTTACATCTGGTCACCTTAACGGGTGCTCTGGTGGAACTGGACTTCTGGTTAAAAACGATATTCACTATCAATCAGTTGGAGCTGGTACTCTAACCTTTGGTACTTATGGATCTTGGGCTGCTAGGCATCCCGGAATCTTAGGCAATAGCCTAAAAGTATCTTGGGTTTCACAGGGTATTTCTACTTCCAATTATGCCGCATGGGCATATGATGGAGAATTCGATTCTGCACCAGGAACCTCGACTTATGCTACAAATTTAGGTAAAACTGCTAATGACGAGTTACATATCGTTGTGATAGACGAAGACGGAGCTTTCACCGGTACTGCTGGTACCGTACTAGAAAGATTCCCATTCGTTTCACAAGGGTCTGATGCTAAGAAAGAAGATGGTACATCCAACTATTATGTTGATGTTATCAATCAATCTTCTGATTACATTCGTTGGATTAATCATCCAAGTGAACTCACAGATGCAGGAGACGCTATCTCAGCAACGGCCGCATATACAACTATTACAACAGTAAAAGATGTAAGTGTAGCTGGTGGTACTGATGATAACGCTCCAACAGTCGGAGAAATTGCTTTAGGTTACGACCTATTCGAAGATACCGATACTGTTGACGTTAACCTACTTTTTGCATATCCAGATGCAAATGGAGCTAACACTATTGCTAATGATCTAATCGCAATCGCCAACGTCCGTAAGGACTGTGTGGCTTTTGTTTCACCTCCTATAGAAGATACTGTTAACGCATCTTCTCCGGCTGCTGATGTTAAAACTTGGGCTGATACTCTCACTTCAAGTTCATATGCCTCAGCTGATTCTACTGCTCTTTATGTCTATGACAAATACAACGATCAATATCGTTGGATTGGAGCTGCAGGTCACATTGCTGGATTATGCGCTAACACGGACAACGTAGCCGATGCTTGGTTTTCACCAGCAGGAGTAAATCGTGGTCAACTTCTTGGTGTAACAAAACTTGCCTTTAACCCAGTTAAAGCAGATCGCGATACATTGTATAAAGCAAGAGTGAATCCAATTGTATCTTTACCAGGTCAAGGGACCTTACTGTTTGGAGATAAAACACTTTTATTTAAACCTTCAGCTTTCGATCGTATTAACGTACGTCGATTGTTTAATGTTTTAGAAAAAGCTATATCTACAGCAGCTAAGGCACAATTATTCGAATTTAACGACGAGTTTACTCGTGCACAATTCAGAAATATGATTGAACCGTTTCTAAGAGACGTTAAAGGGCGTAGAGGACTAACAGACTTTTTAGTTGTTTGCGATACTACTAACAATACGGGTCAAGTAATAGACACTAATAGCTTTGTAGCTGATATTTATATCAAACCTGCAAGATCTATTAACTTTATTACATTGAACTTCGTAGCAACAAGAACTGGCGTGGACTTCACAGAAATCGCTGGTACTACAGGGTAAGGGGGTAAATTATGGCTATTCTAGGTATAGACGATTTTAAATCGAAACTCACCGGTGGCGGCGCTCGTCCTAATTTATTTAAGGCGACATGTAACTTCCCAGGTTTTGCCCAAGGGGATGTAGAATTAACTTCTTTCTTATGTAAAGGAGTCTCCATTCCTGCTTCTACAATTGGTTCTTTCGAAGTACCATTTAGAGGCAGAAAACTTAATATAGCAGGAGATCGAACTTTCGCACCTATTTCACTCACAATCATCAATGATGCTGATTTTGCAGTGAGAAATGCGTTTGAAAGATGGTCAAATGGTATTAACCAACACAACGAAAATACAGGTCTAGTTGATATGAACGACTATACTGCTGATATTGTTGTTGAACAGCTAGATAAGGCTGGCGAAGTAACCAAGAAATATGATTTTCGTGGTTGCTGGCCAACAAGCCTAGCTGAAATTGCGTTAAGCTATGACTCTTCCGATGCTATTGAAGAGTTCACTGTAGAGCTACAGGTTCAATATTGGGAATCTGACACCACTTCATAGGGTGTATAAATAAATATTAGAAGAGGGGAATTTTGTTCCCCTCGGATAATATAGGAATAAATTATGGCAGAATTTTTTGGTTTCGAAATAAAAAGAGCAGGGACAAAGAAACCAGTTAACGTATCTTTCGTCCCGGATACAGAAGCCGATGGCGCTGGTGTCATATCGACAGGCGGCCATTTTGGTGCGTATATTGACCTTGACGGTGATAAGGCCAAAAATGAAATTGATCTTATTATTAAGTATAGAGATATAGCTGCTCAACCAGAAACCGATGCTGCTATTGAAGATATTATTAATGAAAGCATTGTTGCTGATTATGATGAAGCACCTTGTAATATTGTATTAGATAAGTTAAAACTTTCAAGTGCAATTAAGAGTGCAATTAGAGATGAATTCAATACAGTATTAAAATTAATAAATTTCAATCAATATGCTCACGATATATTTCGTAAATGGTATATTGATGGAAGATTACCATATCATGTAATTATTGATAATAATAATCCTAAAGCTGGCATTAAAGAATTAAGATACATTGATCCAATTAAGCTTAGGAAAGTAAAAGAAATTGAGGAAAAAGAAGATCCTGAAACTGGCGCTAAATTAATAGTAAAAGTAGATGAGTATTTCATTTTCTCAGATGATAAGCTAACTACACATGGACAAGGCGTAAAAATCCATCCAGATTCTATTCTTTATTGTACTTCTGGGATGTTAGATCCATCACGAAAAAGAATATTATCTTATTTACATAAAGCAATAAAATCAGTCAATCAACTTCGCATGATGGAAGATTCTTTGGTTATCTACAGAATAAGTAGAGCACCAGAACGAAGAATATTTTATATCGATGTTGGTAACTTACCTAAAGGTAAGGCAGAAGAATATCTTCGTAACATCATGAATCAATATAGAAATAAATTAGTTTATGATGCTTCAACTGGAGATTTAAAAGACGAAAAGAAACATATGTCTATGTTAGAAGATTTTTTCTTACCACGAAGAGAAGGTGGAAGAGGAACTGAAATTTCAACATTGCCAGGTGGAGATAACTTAGGTCAAATTGATGATATTATATACTTTCAGAAGAAGTTATATAGGTCTTTAAATGTTCCTATCAATAGATTAGAACAAGAATCGCAATTTAGTCTAGGTCGAGCCACTGAGATTAGTAGAGATGAAGTTAAGTTTAAGAAGTTTATTGACAGAATTCGTAAACGATTTTCTGATATCTTTATGCAAGCTCTTAAAACTCAATTATTGTTAAAAGAAATTATAACACTACAAGATTGGAATGATTGGAAAGAGAATATTACTTTTGATTTTATTGAAGATAATTACTTTAGTGAATTAAAAACTGCAGAAATGCTTAGAGAAAGATATGAAATGATTGCTAGTGTAGATGAATATGTTGGTAAATATATTTCAAACGAATGGGTAAGAAAACAAATATTACGTCAATCTGATGAAGAAATTATAGAACTTGATAAACAAATTGAACAAGAATCGGAAGATGACGGTGAAGACCTTGATCTTGACATTTAAAATATTATAAATATATAAGAGGAAATAACTTATGAATACAAATGATTTGGTTGATAGAATTAAGACTGGGGATAACGTAAAAGCAAATAAAGCTTTTAATGAAGTTATGGGCAGTAAAATTAAAGACGCTTTAGATGCTAAAAAAATAGAAATGGCATCTACGATGGGACGAAGTAGTTCTAGTGAAGTCGAAGTTGACGTTCCAGAACAGGAATAATTTTAATGGCAAAAAAGTTTGCAGATATAAGAGAAGGACTTGACTCTAAACCTATAGTAATAAAGTCCTATGAACTTAATGGTAGTAATATTGTTATTGTTAATGAGAGATCTAGTTACATTGCAATAATTGATGGAGTAAGTATTGATGATGGATTTGATAATCCACTTGATGCTGAAGCTTCAGCTGAAGAGGCAATTGAATTATTACAGAAAAACTTAAAGGGAAATAAATGAAGTTAATATCCGAATATGTAAATAGTCCGTTAGAGATCTTAGTAGAAAATAAGAACGGAAAGAAAAACGTCCATATAGAGGGCGTCTTTATGCAGGCCGAGAAAAAGAATAAAAATGGCCGCATATATGAAAAAAAGATTTTAGAATCTGCTGTTAACAAATATGTTAAAGAGCAGGTTTCGCAAGGTAGAGCCGTTGGAGAGTTAAATCATCCGGAAGGACCAACAGTTAACCTTGACAAAGTTTCACATAAGATTACGAACTTGGAATTCCAAGGGAATAATGTTATAGGAAAAGCATCAATACTTAAAACCCCGATGGGAAAGATCGTTGAAGGTCTCCTTGAAGGTGGTGTTAAACTTGGTGTATCAAGTCGTGGTATGGGAACTCTCGAGAACCGAAGAGATGGCATGTATGTAAAGGAAGACTTTTTGTTAGCCTCTATAGACATAGTTCAAGATCCCTCTGCACCATCAGCCTTCGTTAACGGAGTGATGGAAGGTGTAGATTGGGTTTGGGACAATGGCATCTTAACATCTCGAGAAATTGAATCAATTGAGACTGAAATAAAACGTGCACCAAGAAGGGCTTTGCCTGAATTGGAAATAAAAGCGTTCAAGAATTTCCTCTCTAAACTTTAAACTCACAAATTTGGGAGAATAATATGTCTATGACTGACAAAATTCGAAATATAGTCGAAGACGTTTCCGAAGAAGTTCAAGAAACTGAGCAACCTACTGAAGAAGTTAATTCTGAAGAAGTTGTTGAAGGGCTTGAATCAACAGAGTCTGAAGTTTCTGAAGAAACTGAAGAGGAAGTTGAAGAAGTTGCAGAAGCTAAAGTTAAAAAGGAAGAAGATGAAGAAGAAGAAGTCGAAGAGACTGCTAAAGCTCCATCTATGCCTAAAACTAAAGCTGGTGTAATTAACGCTGCTATGGAAATGCTTAAAAAGGCTAGAAAGCACGAAGCGCAACAGTTATTCGCAAAGATGATTTCAAATATCGAGTCAACTGACGACGGTTCCGTAGATAAAGCTATAGATGGGCAAAAGAAGAAAGAGAAGGATAAAACTATCCAAGCTAAACCTTCTGATGCATCAGCTAAGCAAGAAAACGTGGACTGGGATGAAGACTTAGATATTTTAGTAGCTGAAGAAGCTACATTATCTGATGGATTCCGTGATAAAGCTGGAACTATTTTTCAAGCTGCATTTACTACTAAGGTAGGCAGTGAAATTGATAGGCTCGAGTCTGAATATGCGCAAAATCTTGAAACAGAAGTTTCTGATATTCAAACTGAAATGGTAGAAAAGGTAGATTCTTACCTTAACTATGTCGTTGAAGGATGGATAAAAGAAAATGAATTACAAATTCAACAAGGTCTCAAAACTGAGATTGCTGAAGAATTTATGACTTCATTACAATCTGTTTTCAAGGAACATTATATTGAAGTTCCTGAAGGGAAAGCTGACCTGATCGACGATCTCGCTGATCAAGTAGCCGAACTTGAAGAACAACTCAATAAATCCACAGAAGATAATATACGATTACATGAATCTGCTCAATCTTACGAAAGAGCTGAAATCGTGCGTAAACAATCTTCGGGCTTAGCAGCTACTGACGCTGAAAAACTAGCTTCACTTGTAAGTGATATAGATTTTGAAGATAGTGAAACTTTTCAAACAAAAGTTCAAACTGTCCGAGAATCTTACTTCAAGTCTGAAGAAAGTGGTTCAGTAAATGAAGCTGATGCAATTGCTGGAGAAGATACCGATCCTAACGAAGGAAACATATCTGACACAATGAGCGCATATACTAATGCCATTAGTAAACACAATCAATAATATTTAATTATTGAATGCAAATCAATATAACATTTAACCTAGAGGTAAACAAAAATGTTTAACGCAGACCAAAACTTAATCGAAAAATGGTCACCAGTTCTAGATCACGAAAGTGCTCCAGCAATTGATGACAAATATCGAAAAGCGGTTACTGCGCGTCTTCTTGAGAACCAAGAAGTAGCCCTAAAGGAAGAAAGGAACCAAAGATCATTTGGTCAAATCGATGAAGCAGCTGCTAACGCAACTGGTTCAGGAGTTGATAATTTCGATCCTATCCTTATCTCTTTAGTAAGGCGCGCAATGCCTAATTTGATTGCTTATGATATCGCTGGCGTTCAGCCAATGAGTGGACCAACTGGTCTTATCTTTGCAATGAAATCTAGGTACACTACCCAAGGCGGTACTGAAGCGTTATTTGATGAAGCGGATACTGATTTCTCAGGCGCCGGTACTCACCAAGCTGATCCAACTGGATTAGTAGGTGTTACTGATGCTGATACAGATGCCACCATTGCCGATGAAGCTGATACAGTTTCTACGTTCGGTACTGGTCTTCCTACAGCCACGGCTGAAGCAAGAGGCACATCTGGTGGAGTTGGTGCAGCTTTCGCAGAAATGGCTTTCTCAATCGAGAAATCAACCGTTACTGCTACATCAAGAGCACTCAAAGCCGAGTACACTATGGAATTAGCACAAGATCTGAAAGCTATCCATGGTCTTGACGCTGAAGGCGAATTGGCCAACATCTTATCTGCTGAGATCCTTGCGGAAATCAACAGAGAAGTTGTACGTACAATTCTAACTAAAGCAAAAATCGGTGCACTTCAATCTAGCACAGCAGTTTCCGGTATCTTTGATGTCGGTACTGACTCTGATGGTAGATGGATGGCAGAAAAATTCAAAGGACTAGTAATGCAGCTCGAAAGAGAAGCAAACGTTATTTCAAAAGAAACACGAAGAGGCAAAGGTAACTTTGTACTTTGTAGTTCTGACGTAGCTTCTGCTCTAGCAGCTTCTGGTGTTATGGATTATACGCCTGCACTTCAAACTGGACTTGCTGTTGATGATACTGGTAATACTTTTGCCGGTGTTCTTAACGGACGTTTAAAAGTCTACATCGATCCTTATTCAACTGGCGACTTTGCCTGTGTTGGGTATCGCGGATCTAATCCTTACGACGCTGGTATATTCTATTGTCCTTACGTTCCTTTGACTATGGTCAAAGCGATCGGCGAGAACGATTTCCAACCTCGTATCGGGTTCAAAACTAGGTATGGTATGGTTGCCAATCCTTTCGTTGCTGTTGACGGCATCGGAACAAACAGGGCTAACCCATATTTCCGTATCTTTAGAGTCGACGACATTATGGTGTAACCGTAAAGTAATAAACTTTATTAAAAGGGGGCTTCGGCCCTCTTTTTTTATGCGTATAAATAATAATAGAGATATTAAAAGGGTTTAATATCCATACACACATACACACAGGAGGATATCATGTCCGATAACAAATCAGGGTTCGAAATCAGAGCCGATTTACTAAATCAAGCACAAGGTCTTTTGGAAGGAAACTACCAAAGAGAAGTTGATGCTGTATTCGCACATAACGATAATTTCCCTAACGATAAAAAACCTTTACCGTTAAGAGAGATTGTTGGTGAAGATGTCATTGCAGTTGCTAGACAACTTAATGAATTCGTAAATGAAAAATAAGTGAATTAAGGGAGGCTTCGGTCTCCCTTTTTTTATCTAAGTTTTCTTGCATTATAAATAGATATATGGAAGATTACAAACAAAAACAATTAAAACTTATTGATTTAAATTGGGATGGAGATGTAAATACACAAGAATATCCTACCTTTAAATCGTTTACAAGTAGAATGTGGTTAGATCATGTTGATGAAACAAACGATCATCTTGCAACAACTTATACCTTTGAAGAATATGTACTACAGTATCATGATTGGTTAAAAAAACAATATATCTTAAAAAACGGAATAGTATAAATGGCAAAACTTACAACTAACAAAAACTTTTTAAGTCCAGTAGGATTCGTATTTAAAATAGATACAACTAGCTTTGCAAACACTGAATATTTTTGTACTAGTGTGGCAATGCCAGGTATAAGTATGACTGAAGTTGCTGTACCATATAGAGGAGTCAATCTTGCTTATACTGGTGATAGATTAACTTTTGATGATCTTACAATTCGATTCAATATAACAGAGAATATGGAAAATTATATTGAAATTTATGATTGGATGCATAATATTGCCCAACATAAATCTGCAGAAGGATTTAAGTATGATGCATCATTAATGATTATGACTTCTCATAATAATGTAGTAAAAGAAATAGCATTCCAAGAGATTTTTCCAACAAGCCTATCGGCTGTTGAATTTAATAGTCAAAATACTGACATACAATATATTCAGGCTGACGTAACATTTAAATACACTTTATTTGATTTTAGAAAATAAACCTTTACATTCTCTCCCTTTTGTGATATAATAGATATATAATGAGATTAGAACAGATATTAGAAATGTGGAAAACAGATTCCACGATAGACGAAATGCGCTTAGATGAATCTTCTCGAGATTCTGCCAAATTACACTCCAAATATTTAGAATTATATAGCGTTGCTAAGCTTAGATTTAAGAATCTTGAATTAGAATATAAAATTATTCTAAGAGATAAGTTTTTGCATTATGGTGGAAAATTATCTCAAGCTGAATTAGATTCGAAAAAATGGAGTTATGATCCTTTGAATGGTCTTACAGTCCTAAAAGGAGATATGGATAAATGGTATGACGCAGATGAAGTAATTCAAACTCATCAGAAAAAAATGGCATACCAACAAGAACTAGTAGACACTCTTAAAGAAATTCTTGATAATGTGAAATGGAGACATCAAACTATTAAGAATATTATAGAATGGAGAAAATTCACTAGTGGCATATAAAATATACGATCACAAATTTGAATGGAATGGAAACTTCAGACACGCGCGTACGTGTATAGAACAAGCATTAGAACAAATCGATTATCCAGAAGATCTTAATATATTTAATCAT